AGCATCAATCGCGTCAGTGCCGTCAGAGAAGTTTTTCAGGTGCGTCATCTGCTCCCGAAGCGCGTTATTGACTGCGCTGGGCAACATGCCTTCCGCCACAGAAATATCGCCTATGACATCGTTTGAGGCATTCGTTGCCGAGTATTCGGTGAGTTTATCCTTAGCCATCAATCGGCTCCTTTAGTATGGTGAGTCGCCCAGTACGCTAGTATCCCAAGCCGCCTTCAATTCCGCAATGGTGGATGCAGATGAAATGGCTGATGCGGCGGGTGCGTCACGCAGTGCGTCTTTTGCCGTGGCAATGTCGGCGGTGCTTGCGCCAGACTCTAACGCCTTCATTAATTCTACGTCTTTTTCTTCAAGCAGAGGCTTGCGAGATTCACGCACCTTATTCTGAAATATTGCCTTCGCCGCGTCCATATCTTCGGAAATGACAGTGCCGTCCAGCACCCACGCGCCGCGAAAGTGGCGGTCGGATGGAACTGTTGCTTCGCTTGCGTCAATCTGGTTGTTGTCTTTATCAACGATGTAAGTCGTAGCCATTGGTTTATCTCCTATGCGGCTATTGCGTTTATGGACAGATCATCGCTGATCTTCCAAGCATTGCGCCACTCTCTTGTGGCGGGTAATTGGTCTTTGCGGCAGATAACCATTTTCTGCTTATTGCCGTCATTGTAAGTGCGCCACACATGCTGTGGGCAGTCTTTCATAATCAGGTATTCAATAGCCTGTTCTTCGGTCATCGCCTCAATGGGCTTGGTGTTGTGAAGCAAATGCCCTCTGGTGTGCCTCACAAAGTCAGGCTTTGCCTCATCCTTTGCTAGTTCCCAATACACTTCAACAGGAGGCAGGATACCGCCCTGTAGCGCACACGCCATCCAGTTAGGGTCAGGAACCAATATCTTTGCACATTCATCAACGCTGTCCTCATACACTACGCGATAGTCAGACTGATGACCTTCTAGGTTTTCCTTTGCCCAACACAGTCGGTCAAATAGGTGTGTGCCTTGAAACTCAGGTGTCTGCATTATGCTAAATCTCCCATAACAGCAGTGAAAACGCTATCTGAATCAGCAAAAGCACTACCAGCGTAGTTAAATGATTGAATAGTGTATTGACCAGAAACAGATTCTTCTTGCCTACAGCTAACAATGGCATCATTTGCTCTTGCACCATTGGTCAGCACAGCATAGTTTGCACTGCTCATATCATTATTTATATTTATTTGATATTTTCCGGTAGATACATCAGTTACACTAGACACGTTTAATGAATCTCTTGGAGAAGCACCTGCGTTAATATTAGACCAAGATTTCGCACTACCACCCACAACGTACTGCGTATCCAGCGAACCTGCGGTGCTGTGTTCTATCTGGTCTGCTTTGATTTTACCGTTTGCCATATCTTTTCCTATCCTATTAAGTAACCGCTACAGTAGGTGAAGGCACCATTGTTTCCAGCACCAAAGAATGGGCTACCCCCACTTATAGAGCCGTAAAAAGAAATCACATCCCCAGCGGTTAGATAAACATTTGCTGAACCATTTACATGACTGTTGTTTAGTTCATCACTTCTTATATTAAGTTGACCTAAATTCTTTAGAATAGCACCATCTAAATAAAGGTATATGATAAGATAATCCAATGTACCCGCTGTGCCAGACCCCCTGAGACAGCATTGCAGGTTATACATTCCAGACACAGGAACAGTGTACTCATTATTAGCAATAGAAAAGTGACCACCAACATCTGTTACTGCTGTTGTCCATTCAATTTTAGTAACAGTGGCAGAAGAAACTGATTGGTCAGTGCCTGACTTAATGACTTGAAACGCTGGTTTAGCAGGTTGTAGAATACGTCCACCACTATCAATCGTCATCGCGGTGGTGTCGCCAGTATGACCTATAGTATTTACAAGAATCTTACTCATGCTAAGTCTCCGTGCGTCATAAATTGACACTTACTGTCATCGTTGTCGCTTGCTGTTTGCCCATCAATGCCCATTCTGTTGAGCATCCTGCAAGAAGATGAACTTTGAGGAGATGTAGCTTTATTGTCATTTCTGTCTGCCCCACTGAACGATGCTGGATAAGTGCTGTTCGCCATACTTGACGAAAAATTCATATCATACTGACCTGTTGCCACATCCGACAAAGAACTTCCGTTGAAGCTGTCTGAAAAGCTAATAGAGCCAGCCGTACCGTCAAAAAAACACCAAGCCTTCGCCGCACTCTGCTTTGTCAGTGTAGCCGCACCGCCGCCTGTACTCTGAATGGTATCTGCTCGTAATGTACTCATGCTATCACCAATTCTGCGCCGGAAGCGACTGTTAGGGTTACGCCTGACGCCACAGTCAATGTGCCAGCGCACAGGCCGTTAGTGCCTGTCGCCACAGTGACATCAGTGTCAAGCTGTTGCTGATGGACTCGGATAATGTCGGCAGTGCCACCGCCAGCATCGCCCAAGAATGACCCGCCGCCACCAGCACCCCAAGACAGTGTGCCGGAGCCGTTTGTCAGTAGCGTCTGGTTAGCCGACCCATCGCCGTCAGGCAGGGTGAATGTGGTTGTCGTTGTGACCGATGACGGTGCCTGAAACTTGATCTGGTGGCTGTTGTCGTCATCCGCCAGACTCAGCACATCGATGCCAACCGTGCCTGAGACAACATCAGCCACGTCCGCCATAACCTCGCGGATGGCGTTGTTGATCCCAGCAGGGCTACAGCCTTCCGATATGTCAATCGACTGGATGTCGGTGTTTGAAGAATTGGTCGCGCTGTAATCGCGCACACTGTTCTTTGCCATTAGCGTTGTCCTCTTAGCATTGCCTTGCCGCTTTCTGTTATATCATAGATTGCGCCGCTTTGGGTGGTGTATGAGTCAACTATTCTGTCAGTCGCCTCTGACCCTAATATGCCAGCCGCCGCAGGTGATCTGCCGCCACGCCGGACTGCTTCCATTGCGCCGCTAAGTAAAAACTGGGCTGGCCGTGTGTATGCCGCACCCAAACCGCCAGCTACAAGGCCAGTGGTAAAAGGGTCATACACCGCGCCGCCGCCCAACAGTCCTGCCGTTGCTATTCTGCCAGCCGTGCCAGACTCAGGAACCTTTGCGCCAAGCACGTCAACGCCTGTCTCGGCCAACTCCTGCATTCTGCCCTCGCCCCTAGCGAGTACAGCCGGAGAGCGTCTTGACTGGCGGTAAACCATATCACGCAGTTTTGCTGGCGTGATGGCCTCGGCCTGTGTTTTTTGCGCCGCCGCCATTTGCAGTGGCTTAAACCTAGAAAATGCGGTGTCCACGTTTGACAGCTTGCCAGCCTTGTCTGGGTTAGCCTTCGCCAATGCCCCAGTCAGTTCCTCCGCCGCGTCACTCAGCGCGTCGCCTAACTGCCTTTGATATGCGTCTGTTGATGTGCTGAATGTGTAGGCTTGTTTTCTAATAGCACTCTGCGCTTGCTTAAACGCCTCGCCGCTTAGATTGCCAGCCTCATCAACTCTGCTCGACAGTTCCCTGTTAATCATCTTGGCAAACTGATCCGCTTCCTTGGCTGGAAGGTCGCCCACAAATGAAGCAACATCGTCCATCAGCCTCTGCGGCGCAGGTACTGACACGCCCTTTAGCGCATCGTCATATGCTTTGTTGATTGCCTTTTCCGACGCAATGTAGGCATCGCGTCCGGTCAGCTTCATAGGTATCTTCGCACCGATTGGCTCCAGTGCCTCGTTAAAGGCAACGGTGCCAAACTTCTCGACAGCCCTGCGCCGTGCGCCGCCAACCAAGAAATCTGCCACTGGCAGTCCGGCGACACGTTCCTCGATGCCGCCAACAATGCCGCCAAACTTCTGACCGACAGTTAGCGGGACGCCGCGCTTGGCCAATTCCACCGCACCCTTCGCCACTGGCGGCAGTGCCTTCTGCAATCCGGCACCTAACGCCGCGCTAGTTGCGGCGGCAGTGGGTGCGTCTGCGGCTTCCTCTGCCGCGCCAACGCCGTACAGGCCACCCATACCAGCCGCTTTTGCTGTCGTGCCTGTGATAACCTTCGGCAGTTTAGTAGCCGCCTGTTGTGCGGCCTGACTTATAAACTGCGCCGCCTCTGGGTTTAGGACTCTTGCGCCAGCACCCACCCCGCGACCAGCGAGTCCGGCCACGCCCATCGGCATCGCCACTGACGCCGCAATCTCTGTGCCGTATGCCGTCTTTGGATACTCCTTGCGAAACTCTGACAATTCACCGCGAATGCGGTCACGCGCTTGCTTGTATCCCTCATCGCCAAGGATGCTGGTGGCATATGCCTCTGCCTCATCGGCGAATCCGAAGGTGACGCCCTGACCCATAGATCGGGCAAGACCTGTGGCAAACTCGATTACGTCAAATTCTTTTGGTTTCTCAACATCCTTTGCCACCCCAACGACAACGGCGTCATCTAGTTCTTCGTACCACTCAGCCATTTATCTTTTCCTCTTGTAAAGAATTGTGCCGTTAGGAAGCAAAACATACTGGCCGGATTTTATCTTTGCATATTCTTCTTTATTAGCCACAGGTATAGGTGTGCCGAAAGTCCCAGACAGAGTGGCGTCTTTTTCACCCAGTTTTTGCGAAAGTATGTCCTCAAGTTGGTCAAGCTGTATAGTCAGAGCCGAGCCACCCATCTTCACCGCTTTAGCCGAATTAGGGCTTGTTAGCAAATTATCAAGGATTTGAAAGTCGCCGCCTACAAGCGCACCAAGTTCGTAAAGTTCTTTAAGGTTTAGTCTCAAACCCTCGGCAATAGCTGACGCACTTGCCATATTGTCGGTTGGAAACTCGGCTGTCCCACTAACCATATCAATTCTGGTTAAATCTTTTAGAGCCTGTCGGTATTTATTCAAATTCAAGGCCATACTGTCCATAGACTTAATAAATTTATTTTTTTCTATTGTTACCTTTGAAGGCTTTGTAGTGCTGTCAAGCGCGGGGACTTCGCCATTCACAGGGGTGGGGAATTGAGACAAGTCCTGTGCTGGCATAGTTGTTATAGTTTCGTTGCCGTCTTTGTCATAAGTTTTTTGTTCTCTTGGCTTGGACAAGTATCCATAAGCAAGTGCATATTTTTTTCTTTCAGGGTCTGTCGCTGTGCCGTTAGCAATTTTTTCACCGATCTTTAGGAGAACATTAAAAGACTGAGATGTCATGCCTGTGCCGCCAAACGCTTGACCAGCTTTGGCTTGCTTCTCTGCTATATCAGCCATAATCTTGTACTCATCAAGCGTGGCCTTGCGTTGCGCCGCCTGTGCTTGAGTGCCAGCACCATAACCCCGCAACGCCGCCTGACCCATCTTGCCGATGGCCTGACCCAGTGTAGTTGGCATCGTTGTGTAACCGCCAGCCTCTAATCCGGCTAGGGCGGCCTGTGAGATGGCCTGACCGCGTGGAGACATCAAAGGTGCGCGTAACGCACCCATAAGCCCTGTGTCGGCTTCCTGTGGCTGTTGTGGGGGCGTCTGGCCTGTAACTGGTGGTAACGGCCTCCGAGGCGTTGCTAGGCGGCTCTCTGCGGCCTGACGTGCGACTCTCTGCATCATCGGGGATAGAGCAGGGGCGGTCACTGGTGGGCGTTGCCTAAGAATATTGTCCGTCCGAATGTCGGTGCGGCTCATTGCCGAGCCTCTCGGACTGACAGGGAAAAGCCTGTTAAATCGTGCAGTGTATGGATCAAATATTGCCATCTCTTACCCCTAACCTAATAGACCTGCGAGGCCACCTGCGAAAGCACCCGCACCCGCATATTTAGGGTCTACCTGACCCGCCATTTGGAAGCCACCCAATGCGCCGCCAAGGGCAGACGCAATAGGCTGACGATAGACCGGAGTGACCTGCTGTTCACCAACGGTTCCGCCCTGAACCGCCGCCATATAGTTGGCCAGCGATGTAAGTGGCTGGGCTTGCTCAAACTGGAAACGCTGGATGTCAGCCGCCAAGTCAGCTTGCGCTTGCGTTTCTCTGGCCGCGCCGACTTCGCCGAGAGTCTGGATGTCGGCAAACCCGAACTGACGCGCCGCAGGTGCCTGTGAGATTGCCGCCTGTTGTGCTTGCAGTGCCATAGGTGCCAGTGCCTGTGCCAGTGCGGCTTGCTGGTAGCCGGAGCCATACCGTCCGGCCTTGGATGCCTGACCCTGAATTTGCTCAACCACTGGGCGGAACGCCGCAGACTGTAGCGGGTTAGTACCCATCAGGTTTTGCATGACCACGTCCTGCGTGGCCTGAATGAATGGTGATCCGGTGATAGCCTTCTGACGCGCAGATTGCAGTGCCATCTCAGTTTCTGGGCTGTAGCCGACTGTTGTCTGCTCTGGGTAGTAGGCTGGCTGTTCGCCGTACAGGCGTTTCGCCTCTGACAAGCCATACTCGATAAATGGCTGTGCGTACTCTGGTGCGAGTCCACTTTGAACCGTTCTTGTTTCGCCGCCGCCTTTACTCATTTTCAAAATCCTTCATCAGCACAACCGCAGACTCGCGGTAATCTTTAAGTTGTCGTGACCAGCCCTTCCGGCCTACTATTTCCATACCATCGCACCCTATTGATTTTGCCCAGTGCGCGATAGATTTCTCGGCTTGCATTAATTCTTCAAGATTTCCGCCAGCGAGCCATATACGGCACATTGACTTCTGCGGATAATCTACTATCTCGGTTATAATACACGATATAGGCAAAGGGTGAAACTGGGCTTTCCCAGCAAGCACAAAATCGCGCACATCGTCAATACTATGCGACCCACCAGCGTATTCCAGCGCGTCCTCTATGTAACGCTTGCAACGATCCCAGTCGTGGCCGAACCTGTCGTCAGCCGATAATAAGGTAGGCGATGTCAATGTCATGTCCGTGGTTCTGATGCCCTACTACGATACTGCCGTTGGTGCTGGTTGTCTTGACGTATGGGGTGCTGTGATGCAGAGACTCGCCAAAGCCAGTGAAAAACACAAGACTCTGAACGCCATAACGTGGGTCTGTTATGGTTGTCTCGGTTGTGCTTGCACCCAGAGTCCCATACCCAACGCTGTTTAGTCCACCGTCAATAGTCCTGTTCAGCACCTCTGACACTTCCCGCGTTGTCGCGGTGACTGGGTTCAGGATGCGGTAGTTGGCCTGACGTTGCGCTATGGTCATCGTCTGCCAACCTTTCTGGCGTCAATGTCCAGACCTTGAGCGAACTCCCAGTTTCCTGTCAGGTTCATCCTAGCGCGGTGGTATCTGTCCTGTGCGCGGAATGGCGCGAAGCCGTCAGCGTTGGGGGCAACTGCGTCAGTGAATGTAGCCGACTCAGAGTGCAGACTGCGGGTGCCGATTTGCACCGTGACTGACCCGCCACGATGGTATGGATACACGCGGGTGACGATTGTGAAGTTGCCAGTGGCAAGCCCTGTCTCGCCTGTCTCAATGACCGCATTCAGTGGGTCACCTGAGAATGCGTGAATCTTATTGCCGAGTGCGCCGCCGAATAGGAACTGACCGCCCTTGTACAGTGCCGAGTCCAGAGACGCAGGAAGCGCATCGATGCTGGTCGATATGTTGTCCAAGTTGTCCAGCGTGTAGCCAGCCGTAAAAAACGGCGCAATAAGGTCGGCTGTCACGTTTGCGTATGACCAGCGATTTGTGGCGTAGTTATAGATCAACAGCTTGTCCGGCGTGTCATCGACTGCGCTGTTTGACACATAAGACCAGACCGCAATCTGGTTCTGCGGGTCAACGCTGGACGTAATCTTGTCCTTGTAAGAGAAGTTGACATCCTTGAAGAAGTGCTTGTCCACCTTCTCCGCCCCGATGTTTTTGGAACTCTGTCCATCGAACATATAGAAGCCGTCATCGGACAAATAGAAAATAGTGTGTCCTATATTACACACCGACCCAGAAACCTGACAGCCACGCGCTGTCTCCACCTTGTCAAACTGCCAGACCAGAGGAAGGCCAGTGTATGTGGCTCGCACGATGGCTCGCTCCATCAGGATCGTGCAATACTCTCCGCCGATGATCTTTACGATATTACCTGCATCGGGGATGTCCTGAAAATCACTCTGACCTGTTCCGGCTGTCCAGCTTGTCGGGTCATCGAATGCAGACCAGTACGCCTTGTACGGCACACGGCCTGATCCGGTGTCTGCGTTAGCAATCCACACGAAGTCACGCACAACAGCCAGAAAGTCACCCTTCGGTGGTGATCCGGCCAAGTTGGCGAATGCGGTGCTTGTGCCTAGAGTCCAGACCTGCGGCTCCTCGCCTGTGCCGCCTGTGGCGATAACCTTGTTCCCAAACTGTACGAACTCCCAACGCTCTGCGCCTGTCAGGTCGTACCCGCCAGCCTTGCTGACATCATCTAGGTTGTTTGTTCCGGCGTTAAACTTGTACAGCTTTGTCGCGTCTCCGGCGAACAACTGCACCGTGCCGTCATCCTCTTTCGCCGCAAATACGTTCAGGATGGTTCCTGTGGCCGCGTTGCTGTACGCCACAAAGTCATTAAGACTGCGGTATCCACCAAGTGCGGGTATTACGTTCTCCGCAACTGTGACGCCAGCGTTGTTATAGTCGGGCTGATCCGGTAGCCATTCACCAAATTTAATCATTGTTGCAACCAAACCTCGCTACCTGCGCTGACTTGGCTCCATATCTCCGAGCCAGCCGCAATCTCTGTCCACGTCTCGGTGCCTTCGTCAACATTAGTCCAATCTTCACCAAGCACCTTGCCTGTCATTGTAGCACTCGCCGCAATGTTTGACGATCCCGCCATAACGTAGTCAACTGTCGTTGCGCCTGTG